GTTTTGCTTTTAGTCCTAACCTCCTTTCAGGGGAAATTCGGGATTGGTCGCTCGGATTTCCCCCCCTTTCCAATCACAATTCTTTCACTATATCACAATCCAAGTTGTTGTCAAACAAAATTTATAAAGCCTTGATATACTTCAGGAAATCAATCATCATCCCATGATTGAACGATATTGCAATAATATCGGGAGAATCGGGCCTGGAATTTCTGTAAAGCCTTGAATCTTGCGCCTTTACGGGCATGGGCAAATGGCACTTTTTGGAAGGGTTCTCTCTCGTAGGTTTTGACGAATGTGATCAGAAGAAGGTGGAGTAATTCTTCCATCGGCATGAATTTTCCAGTTACCTTTTTTGCGGTCTCTTGAGCCAAAATGTAAACTTCCGGTTCCACCTCAGTACTTAATAATAGCAGGTTTTTGGGATTTGTCTTGATAGAATCCACGGCCCTTTTGAATTTCCTTTTGAATAATCTTATAATGTCTTCTCTTTTAAGGTCTCCGGTCAATCGTCCAATCATTAATTCCTGAAATTGGTCTAAAAATGGGAATCTATCAGGATCTTGATTGAATCTTTGGATCACTGTTTGTCTCATTTAATTAAAATCCTTGACAATTTTTATTAGTTGCATTTAAAATAATAATCAGTTATTGTGTAAAAATTATTTTCCCGACCTTTAGATTTTGGGGGCAATATGGCAAAACGATTAAAGCTTGAAATCAGATCCAGACCTACCTTAGAAAAATCTAAATTACAACCGGATTTTTTAACCAAAGAAAAACTGGCAATGTACATGCAAAAGGGGCTTGACCTTGAAGATGCTGCAAAGCTTTGTGGTATAAGCACTTACATGCTTTCGGTGTATCGATCAGATTTTGAATTTGAAGAATTTGTACAAGAATGTAGTGTTAAATGTGAGGAGTCCTGCCTTGATAATATCAGGGATGCTGGTGATGCTGGCATGTGGAATGCTGCTGCTTGGATACTGGAAAGAAGGTATCCTTCTAAATGGGCAAAGAAAGACACCATCAGACATGAGTATGATGTTAAATGGTCATCTTTGGTTAAATTGATTTTTACTGCAATTAATTCGCTTGAGCCTTATGTTCGTTTATCTGTTCTTAAAAAATTCAATGAGCTTGATGTGGATGGTGAAATCATCAACATGCAAAAAAATAAGTTATTGGAATATGAAGTAGATGATAAAGAAATGAAAGGACAAGCGATAGGTTAATGGGAACGGTCTTTGATCACGACATACGAAAATTTATTAAGGGAAGCATTGCGGAGATAACAAGCAATATCAACGTTTCCTATGAAAAACTTGTTCCTAAAAAATCTGAATGGTTTGTCTGTAACGTATTAAAAGATAACAAAGGTGAATTAGTTGAAAATGAAGCGGTGCATAATATTATGCACCGTTATATTCGGTTTGCTAAATCAAAAGGTTTTACCAAGTATATGATCCTGGGAGCATTTGGTCATGGTAAAACTGAACAGATCTGCACTGGATACCTTTTATATCGAATTGCTCAAGATCCAAATATACTTATTAAAATTGTTCATGTCTCAGAAACAGAAGCAGTAAAACGATGTAGAGCTATCAGAGATTACATCATTAAAGATGATGATTTTAAACGCCTTGCTCCCCACATTCAACCTACCCCAATTTGGGGATCTCAACGATTTACAGTAAAACGAAAAACAATGGTAAAAGACGGAACCGTTGAAGCTTACGGGATACTCAGTCTTGCCATTGGTGGTCGTGCAAATTTAATTGTTTTTGATGATCCGCAGGATTTAAAAACCGCAGTACTTGAGCCTACCACAAGAGTCAAAATAGAAGACGTGTTTAAAAATATCTGGCTGACTCGTTTAATACCACAAGATTCAGAAGTTTTGGTAATGATGAATAAGTGGCATGAAAACGATTTGGCTTCAATGATACAGGCAAACCCAATCTGGTCATGGATGACCATTGCTTGTTCAGAAGATAAAAAGAGTCTAATATATGCTGACTCTTTTGGTAGGGAGATGACCTTTCCAGTATGGTCAAAGTTTAATACTAACGATCTTACAATAAAACATAAGGAGTTAGGTACAAGAGATTTTGATCGTGGTTATCGTTTAATTCCTTATACCGATTCAGATAAAACCTTTCCAAATTTTCTCAATTGTTGTCATTACGGAATCTCTCCCAAAGCACCTATCGAACACGAATCAAATTGGTTATTTATTGGTGGTATTGATTTTGCTGGACTACAGCGGCCAGGAACAATAATGAGTTGTTTAGCAGTTCATAAAAAGTCCGGTATGAAAGTTCCTCAAGAGGTTATCATGTTAAGAGGTTCGGGAGATGTTACTGAATACATGCTTCGTTGGTATCGCAGATACGGTTGTGAATTGTATATGGCTGAAAATAATGGTGTTCAGGAAGCATTAATTGATATGCTAATATCTTCTTTAGGTGAAGATAAGTATAAGCGTTTTGGAATTAAGATTGAACCTTTTCAAACCGGACGAAACAAAGCTGATCCAATTATAGGATTACCAAGCATCGATAAAGAATTTGAAAATCAAGAGTGGATGTTTTGTTTTCCTGATAAGGTTGAAGCTACCAATTTGGATGAAAGAAATCCCTGGCATAAGTTATGGCAGGAATTTAAACATCATCCATTTTTTGAAACAACTGATATTGTTATGTCTCTCTGGTTTTGTCGAGAAGGTGTCAAGCAATTATTCCGCAAATCTAAAGGCCCGAATGTGTACTAACGTTAAAACATACTTCTTGTATGATAACGTAAAATGGAGAGATAATTATGCGATTAGGCCCAATTGAAATCAGTTTTAATAGAAAGAAATCTTATGAACAATTAGCAACAATGATTAAAAGGGAAAAGGGAGAAGGTGCGGTAAATCTAAAACAACAACCGCAAATACAATTACAGGAATATAAATCTTGGGCTTATTCCTGTGTTGGTTTAATTTCAGATCGTATATCCACATTACCCTATTCCTTTTATCGAAAAAGTACCGGAGAAGAATTAACAAAGACAAGTAAAGGATATAGCTCATATACCAAACCATTTTTTAAGCCTAATTCATTAATGAGTTTTCGTTTTATAAAAGCATGGTGTCAGATTCAGTTGGATATGTGCGGTATGGCTGTATTGTGGAAAGGATATAATAAACTTGGTCAGGTATGGGAACTTTGGCCCTTGAATATGAATGATTTTATAAAGGTTGAAGTTGAGGAAACATTTTTTAATCCTTCAGTAAGATATTTTTTTAAAACTGGTACATCAAAGTTTATTGATTTTGATATCAATGAATTGATAGTCATTAATTATATCCATCCAGTTAATCCCTACATTGGCGCAAGTCCTATACAGGCACAGGCTTATGCTCAAGATATTGATTCATACATAGAAGTATATGAAAGAGATTTTTTTAAGAATTCAGCACGAATAGATTTTGCGTTGACCACAGATGAATCCCTTGATCAGGAAAAAGCAGATGAAATTAAAGAACGTTGGACAAGTAAGTATCAGGGAAGATTTCATGATGTGGCTGTATTGGATACCGGATTAAAACCAGTACCTTTGCAATATGCAAATCGTGATTTTGAATTTTTAAACCTTGCTCAATGGACAAGAGAAAAAGTTTTTTCTGCTTATCGAGTACCTAAATCTAAATTAGGTTTTTCAGATGGAAACAGAGTAGGAGGCGTACAGGATGATATCTCTTTTAATAGGGAATCAATTCAGCCAAGACTTACCATGTGGGATGAGGAATTAACTGAAGGTATCTTGCTTTCTTTTAGCAATGATATTGTATTTAAACATCAAAATCCAATTCCAAGAGATCGGTTAATTGAAGTACAAGAAGGAAGAATTCATGTAGGTGCGCCGACATTAACCATCGATGAGTTTAGGCAAATCACACATAAACTTGAATCTGTTGAAGGTGGTGATCGCATTTTAGTTTCAAAAGACATGGTTCCTTTGGATCGATTGGATGAAATTATTGATGCTCAACTTTTAGCTCAGACCGCAACAGATCCAGAGGATGATGATCGGGATGATGAGCCTGATTCTCATGTTAATCCTGATGGATCAGATGATCGGGATGATAATCCTACGGATGGTAGATCATTGAGCAACGGACAATTTAAATTTTTATGTGATGAAGTACAACGTATTGTTTATGGTTACGTTGAGGAAAATCTTTGTGATTCAAAAGTAGAAGATCTTGATGAAACTTTAAGAACGATATTTGCTGATATAACAGTTGGTATAGTTGTTCAAATGCTTGAATACTTAGGAGAAAAAACAATCTCAGCAGGTGACAATTCTATTGATATGGCAGATTGGATTGCTCCAATGGTGGATAAGGTAGTAGACGAGTATAAGAACACATTATTAAAAAATCCTAAATGGGAAAACGAAAATTGGAATGATTATTTGAAAGAACAATTAGCATCAAATCCACGACTTTCTAAAATTAAAAATTCCTTATCCAGGGCGTGTATTAATTATTCTAAATGGTTAATCTTCAGAGAACGTAAACAGGAAATGAATTGGATTATAAATTCCAATGAATGTGGACATAGAGGTAAATTAAAAGATGATGTGTCTGAAGATAATTTCCAAATAGGCAATATGCGTCTTAGATTCCCGAATGAGATATTAAACTTTTCATGTGATTGTACAATTGTAAAGGAGTAAAAAATTATGGCTTATAACATTTTAGCAAAAGATGGTCGCCCGATTAAAAAAGATGGTGATAACATCAAGGCAATGGATTTTACGGTGGAAAAGATTGAGCAATTAAATGATACTGAAAAATCTTTTATTGCTGTAGCTTCAACTGAACATGAAGATCGAGATAAAGATATCATTCGTCAGGATGGATGGAATTTGAAAAATTTTAAAAAGAATCCGGTGATTCCCTGGAGTCATAACTATTGGGGAATTCCTATTGCAAAGTCTTTGCGAACATGGGTTGATAAAAAGGCAAAACAACTCATGTTTAAGCCTCAATTTGATTCCGATGATGATGAAAGTATAAAGATCTTCAACAAATATAAAAATGGGTTTTTGACTTCTTTCTCCGTTGGTTTCAGAGGAATTGATTTTGAATGGAGAGATGATGAAAATCGTTGGGGCGGTGGTATGGAATTTAAAAAGCAGGAATTGCTTGAAATTTCTGGAGTAACCGTTCCGGCCAATCCCAATGCTACTGTTAGTTTAAATGGAATGGAAAATTCTGATCAAAATCTTTTGCAATTAGGTTATGTGTCAGATTTTGTTAAAACTGCCAGTGGTTTATTTTATCCCGTTCGTCAGCAATTGGCTGAATACTACAAACCTGAAGTTAAACAGCTTCAAAATAAAAAAGGTGAAGACATTGACGGTGTGCAGGTTGTGTCTGCCTTTTATCGTGGTGATTCAGACGATGAAGTATGTGCTGTTGGTTATTTCTTTGATCCTGAAAAATGGTCAACAGGTGATGTTCATAAATGGGTTTCAGATAACAATGAACCTACTTACAAACAGTTTTATTATGATTGGAAAACATTGGATGAGGGAGAATGGGAAGTCAAAGTACAAGAGGAAGATGCTGATCTTCCGGTGTATGATGAGGAACCTAAAGTCTTGACAACTGAAGATGTTGCCGATGATGATGAAACTGATGTCTATACTGTTGATGATAAGACCGATGATGATTCTGATGTCACTGTCGATCCTGTCGATGATAAATCCGATGATGAAGATCTCATTGAATTTCAGGAAGAAGTTGTTCGTGAACTTGGAACTGCTCTTGAAAAAATGATGAGTGAACAAATGCTTAAAATGGCAGAAAGTCTTGCTGTTGCCTTTGATAGCGTTTTTGATAAGATTTTGGTAGAGTTAGACGGTATCAAAAAATTGATTAATGAAAAAGAGGTTGATTCACCATCGAAAATAGATGATAATGATGATGATGAATCTGTTGATGATCCTGATGAGTCCAAATCACAAAACGATGATGAAGTTGAAATTGATGATTCGTTAATATCCCCTAACGATGATAAATCCAATTCCGATGATATCATTGAGATTGATGAGGATGATTTGGGAGAGAAAAACGTTGCCAAAACGGTTAACAATATCTTTCGGCAAAAACTAAAAGAAATATTTAACAAGGAAAAAAAAGACAAAGTAAACATTAAATTTTAATTACATAATACTTTTTATTTAGGAGGAAATTCATTATGAAACTTAATAAGGAAGAATTGATTAAACTGCTGAATGAGCAAGTCAAGGACTATATGGGCGGTGATGATTTTGGTGGTGTGATTAAAGGAACCGTTCAGACCATGATTGCGGAACTTCAGAATGATGTTGAAAGTCCATTTAACAAACAACAGACAAAGCAGTTGGACTTTATGGGCAATGGTGCTTTCAAGATTGATGGTGGTGTGATGACTACTCAGAAAGGGTCAATCATCAATCTCAACAACAAGTCAAATCCCTGGATACAGGCATCAGAGGAAATGACGGAATGGGCCAAAGACTTTGCCGTATATCTGAAGTCCGGTATGGTCAGCAAGTTTATGTCTGAGTCCGTTGATACAGAAGGTGGTTACCTTGTACCGGAGGAATTCCGAAACATTATGATCATGTATGATGCTGAAGATACTTTGGTCTGGTCGAAAGCTACCGTATGGCCGATGGCTGGTGAGAAGATCCAGTTCCCGAAACTTCAACAAAACCCCGATGTGCAGGATGCAGGGTTTGATCATTTTGCTGGAGTCTCCTTTGAGTGGACAGAGGAAGGTGGCGAAAAGGCAGAGACCGAACCGACCTTCGGCATGGTCGAAATGATCGTTCATGAACTGGCAGGTTATACTGAAATCACCAATACCCTTTTGGATGACTCGGTGATCAACTTGATCAACTATCTGACTCGTCTTTTCAGAGCAGCATGGTATTGGTATACTGATAAGGGTTTCATCCAGGGAACCGGAGGAAAACAACCTTTGGGTATTATCAATGATCCTTCCATTTTGTCTGTTTTCCGTCAGACCGCAGATACCCTTGAAGTACAGGATTGTCTGAATATGGAAGCACGTATGCCTTCAGTGTTTGATTCAAATGCTGTTTGGTTTATTACCAAACAAGGTCGTGCTGCCCTTCGTGGACAAACTGTGAGTGCTTCTTCCAAAGAACTCGTATTGCAG